CGCCACAAGAAATATATAATATTATTAGAAATAACTTAACAGCCGGAATTGTTTTCGATTTGCAAAACATGGAAGGGGAAGATTGGTCTTAAATGATACACGCATTACCAGAAACAATTAGCTTATACTCTTCCGCTTCCAGGGCTACAGTCTCCTCTCTAATCAGAGATATGAGGCTTGAAAAAACTGACTTAAATTTCCTGGTAACTAAAATGTCAAACATGACTGTTGACCTCAATTACTCAGGCGCTAAGGTGCCAGCTTTTGCTCTCTTAACGAAAGAAGCAATGGTTGACGCATTCAGGAATGCCTACCTAAGAATGCAGAACCTTTTTAATGCAGCTAATGCTACGGGCATCGCTCTGAATTCTATTGTTGGAGTATTTAGTTCTGAAATAGAAAAAGTTGAAGAAGATTTAGATAAACTTCAAGTATTTATAGATAATTATGAATTTATTTCTGGTAAAGACGATCTATTTAACGCTAACTACATAGAAAAATTTGACAGTTTCTTTAACGACTATAGGGCAGATGGCACACAATTTCCTATTCCAGATAGAGATGGTGTTTCTTTTGGCGAGACAAACAACGCGTACATAGATCCAGTTAGTGGAACTTTAAAAATTGGTAAAGGTCAAGACGTAAAAAATATTATTAGAAATATAAAATCAATAAATATTACAAACAACTACAATAACTACGTGACAACTGATTCAAGTTTTGAGAATTTATTCAATGATAACTTTTTTGATTCATGGTCAGTAACCGTTAAGGCTCCAGCAATATTATCAGCTCAGCTAAAAGATTATATCAAATACTTCAACTATGATTATTCAAATGTTTCTGGGGCAATATCCGCAGTTGAGATAAATCTACAAAGGCCTATTAATATTGATACGATTAGATTCCAGCCAAATCAGTCAACTAACTTTAGACTTCTTCAAGCAGTTGTCTATCATAACTCTCCCGTTGATGCAAACAATATTGCGCCATCTGAAAATTACACTGTCCTCTTAAATGGTCCGGCTTTATTGAACAGAGTTTTTGATTTAAGATTCAATAAAAAATCTATTAAAAAAATTATATTTATATTTAATCAGCAAGATTATGTAAAAAATAGTAGATCACCAATTAATTCAGAATTAAATTCTAAGGCTTTAGATTCTTTTGTTAAAGCTGTTATTAATGATCGAAAAGCTCGCTTTAGTAAGTTCCAAGATATTATTTATTGGTTCTTTAAAAGAAAAAGTACGGTTAAAGGTATCTCTAAAAATAAGAAAACAGATATCGACTACTATGCGTACAGATTCCCGCAAGAATTTGATAGCTATATCTATAATTTAGATGAACAAATAAAAGAATTTAATAATCTAACTATAGAAGATAAAAATGTTTTTACAAACACTCCTATTTTTGTAAATGCAATCAATACAATGTTAAATACTTTTTCTGGTAAGTATAAAATATTTGATTCAGATAAATACATTGAAGGAATAACAGCAGGATCGTCACTATTCTCTTCCGGCTTCATGCTCGGTTCCAGCAGTAACGCTAGATCAACTGGGTATCAGCAATATGACACCGGTGCTTTGGCGCCACCATTAACCTCTATAGACTCTCAGCTTTCTGTGCTAGAATCAAACCTTGGTTATGAATATAGTTTCTCCCTTAAATCTATAGAATTTATTGAAACACTCAACCAAAACACTGATAAAGCTGTTTTTGTCAGTAGAAAAATTCCTGTTAACGGACAGGTTGTCGCAGCAAAAGCTAAGCCATATTTCCTTAACAACAATGCCGGCGTCTCAAATGTTGATAGAAACATATTGGCTCCAGCATCATATGAACTATCTTTATCAAATAAACCTATCCCTTCAAGTGAATCTGATTGGATACCTATCTCTAGCCATGGCAATACTTTTGTTCAATCAGAAATATTATTTACTAACGATATAACAAGAAAAGCTCAGTTGAGATTTAAGGCCAAGAATGATTCCATAGCGCTTTATAAGGATGGTGTCTTAATTCCAAGAGTTTCCACAAACTACATTTACAGCACTGCCGATAATACTATATCTATTTCGCAGGATGTATTTAATATAAATAGTAGATTTATAGTTTCTTACGATTTAGATTTTTCTGGTTCTGCCCCTGATGAAGTTGACTTTATAAAAAGAAATGTTATCCTTCAATCTTTAACAAATTATTCTTCGGAAAATAGTTCTGGAGAAATGTTTGGATCAACAGATATAAATTCTTCAGTAAAGTTAAGCTACTCACCATATGTGGATAGAGATAGTTATTCTAGAATTATTTACAATAAATCAACTGGAACTACTTTTGTTAGCAATAACGCAGGCTATTCTCCTGTGACAGTTATTCTTTCTGATGGAACTGTGGCTATTAATTTGACAAATTATTCTTTGTCTTCAGAAAAAGTATCTTTCTACTCTACGGAAGAAACTCTCTTTATACAGAGTGGCAGAAATCTTGTATTCAATAGGCCAATTAATCAGCCGTTCACAGTTTACTATCAATATATACCAAATAATTTGCGGTTTAGACTGGTTATAAGAAAGAATATTATTGATTCTTCTGACCCAATATCTGTAGATAGTGTAATTATAAAAATGAAAACTATCAATAATGATCCATATTATGAAAAACTAAATTCTTTAACATTATAAAGAGAATATTATGACACAATTATCAGCAAGCACAATGCCATACCAGCAAATGGTTCACAAAGTGGGCCAATTGATTACCGCAATAAATTCTGCTTCTCTTATTACAAAAGATGAAATAGCAGAACAGTATATAAATATATTAAATGAAATTAAGAATCAAATAGGTGCACCTTTAGCTTCCTATTCTCCCTTTATTAAAGGTGAGCCTCCCAGGTCTGAAAAGTTTAACAAATTCTTTGCAGAGTACGCCCAAGATGTCTCTGTATTATCGAAGCAAATTGACTACCTTAATGCCAAAACAATAAGTGTATTTAATTTATTTTCCAAAGAAATCGAAGGAGAAAAAAGATACTCAGAAAGAATAGCATCAAAGTGCAAGATTTTGCAAATGTATTCTCGTAGCCCATCTGATGATTTAATATATATCGGTGATTCATTTGAAAATGATGACCTTATCGACTACACAAAAATAGCAAAAGGATCCAATCCATTAATCAGAGGAGGGATTGCATCATTCGCAATAGAATCCTCTAAAAGATGGGTGCCCGATGCAATAGAGGTGGTATCGGGAAATGGGTTCATAGGAAATAGCCACCAAGTGGTTAAGGCTAATAATGATGAAAATACTTCAGAATATAAATACGTTTTTGAAAACAATAAAACATTAAATAACTTAAGAAGCATAGTCGACAATAACCCTCTTTCCTATTTTGAGTACGAAAATATTAATGTTGATAAATCAACAGCAAGACCACCATTAACGACCATTGCACAAGAGAACGAATTTAAGTTCCTAAAAACAGAAATGAATAGCTCAAATGCGAACGAGTCAAATACGATAGATTGGTCATCTCATCCGGAATCAGAACCGTTAACTCTTAAGTTAAAGTTAACATCAAATTCTGGCAGGATTGCAAATAGTATTGACATAACTCCATTTTTTGGGTCATCTAAGTACGTAGAAGTTACAGAAGTTTTAGTTTTTGCTAAAGATGGATCATCTGAAAATGTTTTAAAGAATACCATTTTTATAGGTTCATCTTTAGTTCCGTTGAATATTGAGTTAGCGCAAAATTATTTTTACAATAAAGCGACAGTACGTTTTCCCGAAAGACAAGTTTCTAAAATAGAGATATCCTTTAGGCAACCCACATATTCTAATATTGATATTAAGCATGTTTATTGGAAGCCAAGTTCTACAAATGTGAATAATCCATTTGTTAATCTATCTAGATTTAACCCAGACGCTCTAAGTAGGGATATATATGAGTCAATTAAGTATAATAAATATCAATTAATTCCAACTTTATCCAATCCAACCAAATATAAAACTACTACGCAAAATGTCGCTGACATTAATGTTGCCCTAAAAAAGAAGCCAACTTCTCTGAATGCTTATTTTATAGCAGCTTCTTTTGTAAATGAATCAGCAACTCCTGTTAATTCAACTGTTTATTTCAATAGATGGAAAGTTGTTGGTGAAGAGGCTGAATTTATTTCTGAAATAATAAAAGACGAAGACAGCTATATTACCAAGAACTACGATGCACCATCAGCTGCTCAAGAAGATTTAAACGATTTACTTGACTTATACTTTGGCGCTACCCCATATGTGGATGAAGAACTTGGCACTCTGCAGGATATATCAATTGTGCAGCAGTCATTTGTTCCTATTCAAAAAGAAATTTCTTATAGAGTTATAGTTGAGCAAGAAGAGGAATTCTACAAGGCAAAGAGATGGGCCATAGGAATTAGGGATATTGACGTTTATCGGGAAACATACATAGATGAAATGCAGGTCATATCTTTCCCGTTTAAATTTGATTACCCGGTTGAATCAGTGATGCTGGATGTCCAGGCGTCTATAGATGAAGTGCATTCTGGAAGAACTAATATTCAAACATACATATCAGCAGATCAAGGTTCTAATTGGATAGAGGTTTCTCCGGTTCAACTAGATTTTACCGGCACCCCTGAAATAGTATTTTTTAACCAATCAATACTTGATGAGTACAGATTGTCTGGAGCGTCATACTTATCTTTCCCCATAATTCCAAAAGAAGTTAAAGATATCACTGTTAAAATAGTTGCACAGAAAAAGGGTGCGTATAACTTTACGCCAAATATATATTCATATCAATTAATAGCTAAGGTAAAACGGTCATGAACATAGCGAGTGTACAAAAGTTAAAGTTTCTTAATAATGTAAATAAATTATTGTATTCCTCTGGAACTAGACCTAGTGAAATAGAAATTAGAAAATTATTTAATGATTATTTTTCTATCTATAAGTTAGGTTATCCAATACCTATGGATTATGACATTTTTACTAGAAAGAATGTTTTTGATCATGAAGATTTAAATGAGTTAATGATTAAAGCTCTATTTAATTTAGAAGTAGCTTATGACTGCACAACTGAAAATAATTACCAGATGATGTCGACAATAACTGCTCTTAATAAGAGATTAGAAAATCTTAAATCTAAACGGAGAGAGCTTGAGGCAAAAGTCGATGAGTTGATTTTTGCTATAAATAATTCTGATGGATTTTTCTATTCTTACTTAGAAAATTTTACATCAACTAAGGATATTGACCTAACTTTAACTGACGCCTTTGTTGATGTCAAGGCTGGTAATGTAACAATACCCATAATTAATTCTGGTGTATTTGACATGATAACATCATCATTAATTAGCCCGTCTAGTGTAACACTTTCTGTTGATCTAAATGGAACACAGGTCGTTAGCCCATCTGTAATTTCTGATTTGGAAAATGTTACAGATGGATTAACTGATACATACTGGTCTTATAGATATGAGTCATCACAACTTGGAGTGGTCAGCGCGATTATAACAATCCCTGTCAATTCTAATTATGTAATATCTAAAATTGAAGGAACTTTGCTAGCTTCTTCTGGTGTAGGAATCGGAGTCTTGGCAAAGCCTCTAAACCCAGAAATGCCAGAACAAAATATAATCAAGGATTCTAGATCTGATTATGACAGATTCTCATTTAACTTAAATCCATTAAACTATTCGAGTATTACATTAATATTATTTAAAACATTCCCTGATGAAATTTTAAATAATTCTGATAAACCATATATTTATGAGTTTGGCTTAAGAGATATATATATCGGCTCAAAATATCACGATAGAAGAGCTACAATAGTTTCTTCTCCAATATCAATACCTGAAGTTGACAATGGTCTACTTTCTATAGAATCAGTTAGTCTCAGCGTTCAGCATCAGATTGGCCCAGGTTATGATATTGACTACTTTATTGCTGCAGATGTTCCTGGGTCAACTGGAGTCGATGGATTTAATTGGATAGCAATTAATCCAGAAAATTCTTTATCAACCTCAAATCCAACCATCGTAAATCTACAAACAACAAATAGAAATACTAAGCTAATTTATGATGGCGCTGGAGTGGCAGGTGGCTATGAGTTGATAGATTTGAATTCTACTTCGAATAATGTGAACGAGCTAAATCCAAGTACCAATATATATTCAGGTAAAACTGTTTATAGAATTTGCAACGTTGGAACAGATGAGATAAAGCAACCATTTATTTTAAATGGAATTAATTCAATAAGAAACTATGCTCTATTGAGATCTTCAAATTCCAATATAACGGAGCAGTATTACAAATCCTTAAATATATGGACTCAAAAAATATCACAGTCTTCATCAGACATTACTCAAACTAGTCCTATTGAAAACCAACTTAATTCAATAAGTCCTGGATTTAATGGAATATGTTCTGGATTGCTAGAAGCAAGTGTTTCTACAGTGAGAGAAAATACAGTTATACATACGGTTACCAAGAGTAGGGAAGATTTTACTTTGGCGATATATCTAAATGATGTACTGATTGCAGACTTGCCAGCTGGAGTTTTATCTAAAGACATTGAGTGGAATTTTAAAACAGGAATAAATTACATTAAAATAACCTATGATAAAAACTTTGAGGGTCTTATCACGTTCAATATTATGTCTGGAAGAAGACTATCCGATTATGGAACCGTCTTCCTGGATTACTATTCTTACTTGGACCCTTATGAGTTCAGACAAAGAGTATCGCAGAGTAATTACGTTTTCACTGTAGATAGTGCATTTGGTGCGCAAGAAGTTTTATGTTCAAGACATTTGTCTGGCAGATCTCAAATAGTTTATTATGGAGAAAACTCAACTGCAGTTAGGGCAGTTAGATATAGGGCTGATTTATATAGGGATAAGAATCCTTTAATTTCTCCAATAATAGATAATGTAAGAATTAAATTTAGACACAACGAAGAAGGATAAAATGGCTATCAGCTATAGAAATTCTAATAAAATAAATAGGATAATTGAACCACTTTATCAAATAGATAGAGTAAAGCTCAAGTCTCCCAGAAGTAGTTTAATGGAAAATTTAGAAAGCAATTTGTTAAAGATAGATTTTTCTAGAATACTAAAACATTTGGATGAAATAGATGATTCAATCCTAGATAAGATAACATATTTTGTTGGAGATATAACAGACTATACAGAGCAGGCTAGGTTAGACGATGGTATAGCTTACGACTTTCCTGGCATACAGACATATATTGATGAAGCAAGTCCAGCATTAGAAGAACTGACAATAGATACCACTAATAAATTGAGTGGTAAATTGTCTAGATTAATTAATAAAGTTTCTAGATTAGAAAACGGTGAATGATATGGCAGATATATTAAAGACTAAAAAAAGAGATTACAAATATAATGGTCCTGTAGATAGTTCCGATTATAACGCAAGAATAGAGGAAAATTATCAGGATCTAGTTTATCTTTATAATCGGGCAAATATCATAGATGCCAAGTTGGCTACGGCTTTTGAAAGAGTTTTAAAAGATCATGTATTCCTAGCTAATGCAATACAGGACTTAAGTGATAGAGTAACAGCTTTAGAGTCTGCTTCGAATGTATTGTCAATATATTCTTTCTCGCAGCTTGACTACGCCAATTTTGTTGGCACAAGTTTTGCTGTTTCTGGAACAGAGCTATTAAGTTTTGATCCAATTTATAATATTGTAACTTTGCCAAAGGTTTCAAGCGGTTCATTCTCTAAGCTAAAATTTGGCCAATCAGGAGTAGGTCAAATAGTGCCTGATTATTTTAAGACTAGAATCGACATATCCTATGCTGGAGTTGACACTTCTGGGGCAGTTATAGACAGTACTCCAATATACAATTGCATACTGGATGCTCCAGATAAGGTTTGGAGAAGAACGGTGGTTTCAGACACCAACCCAACAACTGGGGCACAGCTAATGCTGTATGTTCAAATACCCAACGATGCGGTAGGTATATTAAAGTCTAATGTCATAAAACTAAATCCTTTCCCATCTTTTGGCTGCGAAATATATTCAATTGAATATACAACGGTAGATAATCCATCTTTGTCATCTTCAGATACTTGGATACCCCTAAATAAGAATAGCTTCTATGATTCCGTACCCTCTGCAATAGGCAAGGTTGCTCCTGGTGGATGGTCAGTCCTTGGTTCTGATTCTATAAAAAACTCTGGTCCCCTCTGCTTCCAGTTTCCAGAGGCAAACATAACCGCCATAAGAGTAAAGATGCATCAAAAGAATTATTTAACAGAGACATCAAAATATGTATATACATATGGTTTGTCTGATCTTGATGTGAAGTATGAAAAGTATCTACAGACTGGAAAAATGATTATAAAGTATTCTGCCCCAGCTGGCGAGGTAATAGAAGAAGTGACAAATGTCTCACCAAAAATATATAACGTAGCAGAAAGCCAATTGGACGAAGCGTTTAGTTATAGGATTATATATGACGACGCCGGCACTTATAGCCTAACTAATCCGGGTGCAAATAATCATGTTTGGATAGAGGTAACTCTTAATCAGCTAGATGACAAGACTGCCCCGGTTCTTTCTGATTTAATCATTGAATATATCTAACTTAAAATTACTATAAGTATACGGATTTCTGACAAGGAGAAAATAAATGGCTACTTTTTATGTAGGACCTAGACCAGTTTTAAAGGGTAGATCATCGTCCGAGATGGTAAACCCATACACTACAATGACTGGAAAGTCTAAGGGTACTGGAACATATTCTTTCTACCCACTTTATAGCACTAGTCACGTTTTAGACGGTGCCCCTGACAATCATTTTGCACCTGGAACAGGTCAGTTCCCAGGTAATAGATTCTTGTCACAGGTGTTTAACGGAACATCACTTTATATCCACCCTCTATCTGGCACCTTCCCAGATGGCACTGGAACATACGATGGCGCAAGATTCCGACCTCTAGAATATAAGGGTCTTGCTGGCGCTCAGGCCTTCCCTTCTGATTATGGTCACGCCGGAACAAGAGTTAGAGAATATTCTCTTTACAATAATTACATCTTTGACGGCGTAACATCTGCTAATATATTTGCTGACACTGGCCATGGACCAAGAACTGAAGCCGGAGGTGCTCCGGCATCGTTTGGCTTGTTCAAGCCAAGTGAGTTCCAGGGTGTAACAAGCTCTGTTATATTCACTTCTGGTTATGGTCAAGCTAATACAACTGGAGACTATGGTCGTGAAAAAGTTCAAGAGTGGTATGGGGTCCCTTCGGCTCAAGCTCTCTGATGCTATAAGTTCCCCTTTGATTCTTGAAAAAGAAGAAAGAAAAAGTGGTACAATCGCTTGGGGAGGATTAGTATTAGGAATTATAGCGTATGACATATACGCTATAAAGTCCAAAAAGATTGAGACCTTAACTAGATCTTTTTGGAGATTAACTGAAAAACCATTAACAGGAATAATACCAGTAGGAGCGTGGTTAGGTTTAACTTTTCATCTTCTTATAGAGAAGTTGGTTCGAAAAAAGTATTCTTAACAAAGGAGTTGTATGACTAAATTATATAAAGATATTATTGAAAGAGCAGTTTGGACAGCAGTTCAGGCTTTTGTAGCTGTTTATACAGTTGGTGGTGTTGATGAGCTTAAGTCTGCTGCAACAGCTGCTGTTGCTGCTGGCATAAGCGTAATTAAAGGTTTTGCCGCCACAAAGATTGGTGACGCAGAAAGTGCAGCAACTTTGAAAGGCTGATTTAGCATTACATAACGGCTATGGCGTGATATAATATATCCGTCAGAAAGCCGATAGAGCAACGGCCCCGTCTGAAATCGACGGGGCTGTCTCTTTATACTGGCAAATATATATGTTTAAACCAATTTATGTGAGCTTATTTAGGATTGAGGATGTCTATACAAGAAGTTCAGGAAGCAATTACAAACAAGACACTGCCATTATCTGTTGCAGAAAAATATCTAAGACTATATGTTGCTGACGTTAGTTGGGAGCAGCCAATCAAGACTTTATGGACAAATTCTGTCAACAAACTTCGTAACGAAGATTTGGCTAAGGAGCATGTCAAAAAGGCAATCAGCTGTGCAACGATTTTGCCCTTTGTGGAAAAAACTGCAATACCAGATCCTCCTACCAACCTATTGTTCTGGTGCACTGGATGGGCACAATTTAACAAGCATGATTGGTTTTCCATGTATCTTGATATATTAGAGGAAGACTTAAAAGTTGTACTTCTTAGAAATCAAGCAATTGAAGTTGGCATTATAGACCCCATAGATATTTCTCCGATAACAAGACAGGCTTACAATTGGCTATATCAAAAGGCCGAAGAAAATGAAAATTGCTCAAACATTGATATGAGTGCGCTAAAGGTAAAGTTATCAAATCTAGTCAAAGCTTATGGTGGAGCAGTCATTTGCAATATATTTATTAACCATAAGTCAAATGTAGATAAAGTATTCAACTGGAGAAGTGGATACTTTTTTGAAAAACAAATACATAAGGTTTATTCAATAGACCAAATAAAGAAAATAAAATTAGCAGAATTAAATAAAACAAACAGTCAATATATTAAAAAGGTAGGAGTACAAAATGTCTGAGGGTTCATCAATGTTTACTTTTCGTTTAAGTGATGATTTTGTGGAAGCGTATAAGAAATTAAAAGCACCATTTGGCTATACGGACGCTGCGGGTAATTCTGTTGGCGAAATTACGTTTCTAAGAACATATTCAAGAATGAAAGAAGATGGCACAAAAGAAACATGGGTAGATGTATGTGAAAGAGTTATTAATGGGATGTACTCCCTACAAAAGGAGCATTGCAAGAAGAATAGACTTCCGTGGAATGACATTAAGGCTCAGTCTTCTGCAAAAGAGGCTTTTGATAGATTGTTCAATTTAAAGTGGACACCGCCAGGTAGAGGACTATGGGTCATGGGCACACCTATTGTTATGGTACAAAAGAACTCCGCTGCTTTACAGAACTGCGCTTTTGTGAGTACATCAGAAATGACCAAGTTAAATCCCGCTAAGCCGTTTGGATTTTTGATGGAGGCATCTATGTTGGGCGTTGGCGTGGGATTTGATGATAAGGGCGCAGATAAAGATTTCAACATATATGAACCAACCAAATCGATGGTTATTGACACAATTGAGGACTCTCGTGAAGGATGGGTTAATTCTGTAGTTTCCTTGATTAACTCTTATTTAAAGCCAGATCAAAACCTTTTGCAGTTTGACTACTCCTTGATTAGACCATCCGGTACTCCAATTAAAACATTTGGTGGTACAGCAGCTGGCCCAGATCCATTGATCAAACTGCATAATCATATTAGAAGAATGTTTGATGGAAGAGCTGGACAAAAACTAACTAGAGTAGACATAGCTGACATTGGTAACACCATAGGTGTTTGTGTTGTATCCGGTAATGTTCGCAGATCCGCCGAACTTTTAATTGGTCGTTTAGATGATCAAGACTTCCTTAATTTAAAAAATTCTGATAAGTTTCCAGAAAGAAACTCTTACTCCGCCGAATCTCCAGGCTGGGGCTGGATGTCAAATAATTCCGTAGAAACATCTGTTGGTACAGATTTGTCTTCAATTGTTGACGGTATATCTAGAAATGGAGAACCTGGTGTCATATGGATGGACATGTCAAGAAAGTATGGCCGATTGGCTGATCCGCCAAATAATAAAGACCATCGTGTAGCAGGCTATAATCCATGCGCAGAGCAGTCCCTAGAGTCCTACGAGTGTTGTACGCTAGTTGAGACATATCTAAATAGACATGACTCCTTAGAAGACTTTAAGAGAACACTGAAGTTTGCCTATCTGTATGCAAAGACTGTTACCTTGCTCCCAACTCACTGGGAGGAAACAAACGCTATCATGCAAAGAAATCGCAGAATTGGCACATCTGTTTCGGGTGTCGCTAACTTTGCTGACAGATTAGGTTTGCCAGTACTAAGAGAGTGGCTTGACAATGGGTACCAGACCGTTCAGAGATATGACAATATTTATTCAGAATGGCTTGGTATACGTGAATCAATCAAGACCACAACAGTTAAGCCATCTGGCACTGTATCTATTTTAGCTGGCGAATCTCCTGGCGTACACTGGACTCCTGGTGGCAAATACTTTTTGAGAGCAATAAGATTTGCAAATGACGACCCCATGCTTCCACTGTTCCAAATGGCTAATTATAGAGTGGAACCTGCATCTGAGTCTCCAGATACTACTTCTGTTGTATTCTTCCCTATCAAGTCTGATGCACGTAGATCAGAAAAAGATGTAACAATATTTGAAAAAATGTCTTTGGCTGCAACAGCACAAAGATATTGGTCGGATAACTCTGTTTCTGTAACTATATCTTTTGACTCTGAGGAAGAAAAGCATCATGTGGGTACCGTTTTGCATATGTATGACGGTCAGCTCAAAACCGTATCATTCTTGCCTCAAGGCAACTTTGTATATCCACAAATGCCATATACTCAAATAGAGCAAAATGACTATGATGAGTCATCAAAAAATCTATTACCAATTGATTTAGATGGAATTTATGCTGGACTTGCAGCAGATGCGATAGGCGAACAGTATTGTACAACAGATTCTTGCGAGATTAAATTTATAAAAGATAACGCAAAGGTGTAACATGTCAGAAGATCCTGATTTTGAAAAAAAGTTTTCTGAAATAATTAATTCAGAAGAGTTAAAAGATTTTTCAGAAACATATTCTAAAGATAGCCCACTAACTGTCAAGGATTTGCTTTTAATGCAGAGATCTTTAATCGATGCCTTAAGCAATATTGCTGAAATAATTGAAGACTTAAACAATGGTGAGCTAGATTTTGCACAGCCTGGTAGTGAAGAGTTTGAAAAATTGGGTTTGTTGTATAGAATGTCTGAAGACTTTAATGATTCTATAAGTGAAAATTTTGTTATTTTTACAATCGAAGATGATGAAGATGATGATGAGGATTTTGAAAATGGAGAAAACTAATAATTTGATTGAAGTACTAGACAAGGGTTATGTTAGACTTGTCGACGTTATGGGCTCAGACCTTTCAATAGTTAATGCCGCTAGAGCATCGTTTGCGAAAGAATCAACAGAAATGTCGGTATCTGATGCACGACTGCTGCATTTCCTTGCTAGAGAAAATCACATGTCACCCTTTAGACATGCGTTTGCAACGTTTGAATTCAAGGCTCCCTTAATGGTTGCTCGTCAGCACTGGAAGTATGTTGTGGGATCTGATCACACAATGGATTCGTGGAATGAGTCAAGTAGACGTTATATCACTATGGATCCAGAATTTCATATTCCCTCAAAGGATGACTGGAGATTGGCCCCAGACAATAAAAAGCAGGGGTCCGGTGGCCCAGTTGATCCTTGGACTGGAGCAATTCTGTCTCAGCAACTACTGGATTATATAGAGCAAGGAGAAGCTCATTATGTTATGGCTATAAACTCAGGAGTGGCGCCAGAGCAGGCTAGACTTTTCCTCCCTGCGTATGGCATGTATGTCATATATAGATGGTCATGTAGTCTTCAGTCAATAGCATTGTTTCTTTCTCAAAGACTAGCCGAAGACTCGCAAAAAGAAATACAATTATACGCTGCGGCGGTTAGGGATTTAGTTATAGATAAGTTTCCTGTTTCAATACCACTACTTGTTGGCGAGTTATGATAGCTGTAGAAATATTAAAGTTGTTAATATTTTCTTTTCTACTTAATTGGTGTATATCATTACAGATATTCCAACAATCATTAGATGGATCTAGAAGAAAAGAGAAAATTGTAGCGGTAGTTCTTGGTATTATTGCGGGCGCTATTGCTGGTGGGTTATTAGTATGGTAGTTGATTTCGTATCAAGAAAAGATTTTCAGTACATGAATTTATGTATAGAAATATCTAAAATATTTTCTACATGCGCTAAAAGAAAATACTCTGCAATACTAGTCGATGACCTTGGTCATGTTGTTGGTATGGGCTATAATGGTGGGGCCAGTGGCCTTAAGCACTGTGAAGATGGCGGGTGCCCAAGATATTTAGAGAATTCACCAAATGGTTCAATATATGATAATTGCATAGCTGTGCACGCAGAAGCTAACGCCCTTCTTCATTCAGATTATTCTGCAAGACCGAAAAAGATGTATGTCAATGGACCGCCATGCTTCTCTTGTGCAAAGCTAATTGCAAATTCAACAGTTGAAACTGTATACTATATTTCCGATACCTCGTACAGCAATTGGTGTGAGGTTAGGGAGTTTTTGAAAAAATGCTCAGTAAAAACTATAGAGGTAAAAAGTGCCAGCAGCTAAGCTAAACTATATTTTAGTCTACAAAGATCACAGCCAAGTATACGGTTGTTCTTCAAAAAAAATTGCAATAGAAAGTCCACCACCAGAGGGTTATTCTGTAGATGATAAAAATGTTTTCTTTATTACATTTGAACCAGATACAGATAGCATAAGTATACATAAAGTAAATAACCAGGAAGAAAGTAATGAGTAAGAAACAATCATATAAGAAAAAAATTAGTCTGAAATTAAATGTGGACGAAACAGCCATTGTTATTCCATATGATGTGGCTTTGCATATAGCAGAGACCTACGATTTTGTTTCCATGGAAACAGAAGAAGAGCACGTGCAATACTACAAAGATGTTGCAGACTTGGTTAGGGCACAGGCAAGTGAGAATCGCCACGAGTTTCAAGATGATGAATATGAAGAATGGTGAAAAGTTAACTTTTTTGTTGGTAATGTTTGCTATTGGCTCCGTCATTGGCAAGTCTCATTCTAGAAAAAAGCTCATAGAAAAAATTAATGAACCAAATATTGGGCAATATCTAAATAGATTAATTGAATTTTACGATTCAAATACAATAGATATAGTTGAGGATGAGTTCCTTAATTTAGTCGATTTTGGTATGAGTCCCAAAAACGCCTTCAGTGCAATCACAAATATTGAAAGAGTAAACAATGATTGATTTATGTGTAGTTAACTATAATACAAGACCATTATTGAATAGGTTTTTAGACTGCCTTCATAATGATCTTCATAACCATCCTAGAGTTTGGAATCTTTACATTGCAGATAATGATTCTACGGACGATAGTGTAGACTGGCTAAAGTATAATTATCAAAGATATAGAATTAGGAAATTCTATCAAAACTATAATATTGGTTACTCCGCCGCATGCAATCAGTTAGCAGCTGAGGGTTCATCTGACATTATCTGCTTACTGAACGCTGACGTATGGATGGATAATGAAAACTTGGTTAAAGTAGCAAATATTTTTGATGAGAATCCAGATATTCATATTCTAGGTCCTAAACAGAGAGACGAAAACGGTCTCATCACGCATGCCGGTATTATTGGCACCAATACGGCACCAAAGCATCGTGGCTGGCGTCAAAGCGATTTTAATGATGAATTATATAGAGATAGAATTAATTGCGTTACAGTATCTGGATCTGCATATTTTATTCGTCGTGAAGTATGGAATGCACTGACAAATCATCCAAAGTATCGAGAAATGTATCCTGATGCAACTGGCGCATTCCTTCCTACACCGCATTATTATGAAGAAACCTGGTGCTCTTACTTTGCTAGACATCTAGGTTATAACGTAGTCTATGATGGAAGCGTTTCTATTGGTCATAGCTGGCACAAATCATCTGCCGTAGGCGGAGAGGCTGATTCCAAATTCAAAGAAAGTCAATCAATATTTCGTAAAGCTTGCGACTATATGGGAATAGAAAGAGATTAATTTGCCACTAAAGACATATGGCTCATTATTTTCTGGTGTTGGTGGTATAGATTTAGGGTTAGATTCCGCTAAATTAGAGTGTGCATTTCAGGTTGAAATAGATGAAAACTGTCAACAAACTCTAAAATATCATTGGCCTCATGTTGCACTTTATGGAGACATAAAAAATATTAAAGGCTATGAATTGCCATTCGTTGATCTAATTGCCTTCGGTTCGCCATGTCAAGATCTATCTACTGCGGGAGGGAAAAGCGGTCTGCTTGGCAGTAAGTCAGTCTTATTCTATGAAGCTGTTAGGGTAATAAAAGAAATGAGAGAAAAATCAAATGGAGAATATCCAAAATGGACAATCTGGGAAAATGTCACAGGATCCCTGTCATCTAACTCAGGCTCAGATTTCAAGCAAGTTCTCTGGCAAATGGATGAAGCAGGGGCGCTTTTCAGCGAATGGGCAGTTTTGGATGCTAGATACTTTGGAGTGCCCCAGCGACGTAGAAGAATCTATTTGCTCTCTGTCTTTGATCCTGCAATCGCGGGAAGATGTCCTGATAAAATATTACCTATCAAAGAAAGCAGCTCAGGGAATCTTGCGAAGAATACTAAGGGAAAACAAGACGATGCCACAGAACTTGCTAGCTGCCTTAGAAGCGGTGGCCAAGGAGGAATCCCCTCAAGTAGAGGGGAAAATCTAGTATTAGAGGAGTCCTTACAAAAAGTACGTAGATTAACACCTCTTGAGTGCGAAAGACTTATGGGCTGGAACGATAACCATACAATTTATAGAGCGGACGGAAAAGAGAATTCAGATAACGCAAGATATAAAATGTGTGGCAACGGTGCAGTTAGCCCAGTTATAAAATGGATAGCAGAAAAAATAATTAACATATAAAAAAGGAATTGATATGAAAGATAAATTAAACCCCTGGATTTACAATGCAGAGGTCAAGAAGACAATTGATGGTGATACCTTCGATATTGTTATTGATCTTGGTTTTGATGTTTTGAAGAAAGGTAGAGTTCGCCTTTATGGAGTTAATACTCCAGAGAGTCGCACTTCCAATATTGAAGAAAAGAAAATGGGCTTAGCCGCAAAAGAATTTACTGATCAATGGTTGACAGCTGCAAATCATAAGGTTAAGATAGAAACTATCATTGACAAGAACGAAAAGTATGGAAGAGTTCTAGCAAAAGTATGGAATGAAGCCGGAGAGTGTCTCAATGATGCTATAATAGCTTCTGGTCTAGCCAGAGAATACTTTGGTGTAGGCGACAAAACATTTACTGAATTCAAAAAGGATTAAAGTGCAAACATTCTTACCTTATGCTGATTTCCAAAAGTCAGTAGAAGTATTAGACTACCGTAGATTGGGGAAACAACGTGTTGAGACATTTCAAGTTCTTAATATTTTACTTGAGAGAACGCCTACGAAAGGTTGGCGAAATCATCCAGTCACGTTAATGTGGACTGGCTATGAGTCTGCCTTGAAGTTGTATCAAAATATAACTATTAGAGAGTGGATTCGCAGAGGGTATAATAATAACATGTCTTATGAAGAGATAGATCCAGGCACTGTGGTTATGCCAGTTTGGTTTGGCGATGAACAGTTCCACAGATCACACAGATCAAATCTCCTTCGAAAAGATTTCAAATATTATTCACAATACTTTGATGAACCAAATGATCTAGAATATTACTGGCCAGGAGCAACGTATGCCGCTTAAAATATTTTTGTCTGGAGCCATAGAAGGCGTAGAAGAGTATGGTCGTAGTTGGAGAAAATCTGCTACTGAAAAGCTTCATCTTTTTGGCTATGATGTATTAGACCCCACTTTAATTTTTGATAAAGAATATGAAACTCCAGAAGAAATTGTTGAAAAAAATTTGTTTCTACAACGTAGAGCAGATATAATACTTGTCGAATATATGATAAAAGATCGCCCATATATAGGAACTGATTTTGAGTTAGCTTGGGCTAAATTCAATAATCAGCCAGCAGTAGTTTTCTGCTGTGACGCAAATAAAGATAGGGTTTATTTGAAATATATGGCCACAAAGCTTGCACTATCAATGCAAGATGCGATAGAATATATCGCAGTCAATTATCCATCAAATTAACGAAAGGTAATACAATGTCAGATAATAAGTTGAAGTATTTCACAGTAACAGCAACCTCAATCGTCAAGGCTAATAATAAGACCGAGGCGGAAAAGCTTGCAATGTCGACTGGTCGTCGTCCAGTTGGAGTTGCTGGAGAGGTAATCTTCAAGGACGTTGAGATCGAGCGCATTTCGGCTGTTGAGGCCCACGATCAGCTCGTCGGCTGAGTAGTTCAGCAAACGTATTTGTTTATGCTTGAGGGGGAGAGATCCCCCTCAAGCTACTTTTAAAGATTGGATATTTTATGATAATAGCTCAAATGATAGGCAAAAATGAATCTGATAGATTCTTAGAAAACGTTCTAGAAAGACTGTCTTCACAGGTTGATAAAATTATTTTTACTGATGACTGTTCCGATGACAACACTCCGGAAATAGCATCAAAGTATGCCGAGGTGTTTCAGAGTCCAGAGCCCTTATTCCGAGTACATGAGGGTAAGCTCAGAGCATTTGCTTGGTCAAATTTGGAAAAGTTTGCTTCTGTTGGCGACTGGATTGTTGCTATAGATTGCGACGAAATGTTATATCACGTAAATGATTTACCTATAAGAGATGTATTGGCTCAATCGCCAAATGATATTGTCAATGTTAGATTTTATCATATGTGGAACGAATCTCAGTATAGAGTAGACAAATTGTGGGCGCCTAATAATAGCTCAAGAATTTTTAGATTCCTTCCTAACGGCGGCTTTGCCGACAGACAGCTTGCTTGCGGATCGGAACCAACGTATGTCGTTGACTGGGTTCGACAAAGAAACTGGTGGCTAAACTCAGGTTTAGTTATGCAGCACTTGGGATACATAAAGGATTCAGACAAGAAAGATAAGTATTCAAGATATTCAGAAATAGATGGTGGCAAATATCATAACGGAGATCACATCAACTCAATATTGGACGAAAGCCCAGTCTTAATTGACTGGGGTACGTTTGGAATTTAATTAGGAGAAAAAATGACTTGTCTAAATCCAGCTGAATCAATAACTAATCTAACTTTAGCGTTAGAAAAACACAAAAAGTTTTCTTATATTAATGTAACTAAGTCTGCAATTATTGCACTTAGTAAGAATTCTGATAACTCTTTTCCATCTCATTTTGCAAAAAGCGTCATAGCTTCATTGAAGAACAACGATCCGATGATGATGAAGGCTATATCTCACTCGTTAGTTTCTGATATAGAAGATGGAAAGCATTATAAGATAGGCCTACATAAGAATGGTACATATTACTATTCAAATATTTTTGAATATTATTATATGAACAATAAAGATGTTTATAATTCAACCGTGAATTATTACATAAAAAACTCACCAAGTGTTGTAATCACTTTCCATGATAAAAAGCTAATACAAAAACATTTTGGCAATAGTGCCCACATAATCAACGTTGCATATACAAACTATTACGAAAAGCTAGATAACATATATGCCCAGTTGACAGAGTTTGAAGGCGGAGTAGATTACTGCATCATGGATTGCGGAGTGCTTGGTTTGGCGCTTGCTTCCAAAATTTGGGATAATCTAAATATGTCAATATTAGATTTTGGCAAAACATTAAGTTTGAGCAAGACTCCTCAAACAGTAAGTGTGGCATGAAAAAAGAATACAAAAAGCTAGAAGAAGATGACATAGAATTCCTTACTGATCTTCTTTTTGATACGTCTTTATCTGTTAGCGAAATCGCAAAGCAATTAAATGTCTCTATAGCTGAAGTTAATAAAAAAATCAATTCTCTTGGTTTATCTTGGTTAAAAAACTCTAGAAAAAAAATGTCTAGAGGCCAAACAGCTCTGACTTTAATTATGAAAAAGCTCCTTCCTGGAGAAGAAATTATTAACGAATATCATATTGGTGACAAGTTAAAGTTTGATGTATTTTGTGCTAAGTATAAAATAGCGGCAGAGTATCATGGCAGACAGCACTTTTACTACACTAGTAGATTTTTTGAGTCAAAGTATGATTTTGAACAAGCTAAAAAAAGAGATGAAAAAAAAGTCCAGTATTGCCTAGATAATGGAATAGCTCTAATAGTTTTTAGGTACAATGATCTGCTAACTGAGCAGGCTGTATATGATAGAATGTTAACAGCAATAAGAGAAACTGATCATGTTTCAAAGCCAGTTCACAAGACTTCCATAAAGTCTAATCCAGCTTATCAAGAAGCAAAAAAGAAAAATTCTGAGTACAAGAAAAAACTATACAGAAAAATAAAAGGTTCAAAAATTGATGATCGCAGAAGAAGTACCTGATCTAGAAAAGTCACCGATAGAGTATCATGCGTTCTCATTATGCCTTAAGCAGCCTGGGGCTGTACAATTCTTTAATGACAATCTTCCTAGTGACATAGTAGGAATTATTCATGGAGAAAAAGGCGTACATGAGTTTTATGAAGCGTTGCTGGGATTCTATCGTGCCACGGCATTAGATGTAGTAGATCCTGTAGCATTTAAAGTTTGGCTTCAGTCAGAAACAGATATTTATAATGCTCTTGGTGGCGACACCGGACTATCAATCATGCTTGACTTTGTTCTTGGTATTGATGTTGGAAGTAAGGAGTCTGTTTTAGAGCTAATTAAGCACAAAGCAAATAAGCGAAAACAGATAAATTATCTACAAGAACTACAGATACTAATAAACAAAAAGGGCCTTAAGTCTGAAGAAGATACCTCAAGAATATCAGAGTTAACTTCAAAGATTAAAGACTTGGAAAACTCTATAAAGTACAATCCATTTGATAAGCTAACCACTGCTTCAGATATTATGTCTAGGGCGGATGATCTGCTCGATATACCAAGCTTTATGCCAACGCAATTTAAGGCTCTAAATAAAGCAATGGGTTATACTGAAGATGGTGGATTTTTTAAGGGAGCTGTTCATGCAATCATTGCTCCATCAGGAAAAGGCAAAAGTACATTTGCAAAGTGTTTGGCCAATCATTGGTTAGACACTGGTCATAGAGTTCTGTATGTAAATTTCGAAGAAGCTGTTGGCCACTGGGAAAGAATATTGATGACCCAGATTATAGGTAAGAATGTATATTCTGAAGCGGAAAAGTGGTCAGAAAAAGAAAAGCTAGATTACATATCTATTTTTAAGTCTAGATTAGAAAAATGGGGTGATCGCCTTATGGTTAGGCATGACCCTGATACCCCATATTTTGAGGATCTGGAATTTTGGCTTAGAGATTTAATAGGCCATGCAGACAAGGTTCCTGATGTTTTGATCATCGACACAATACAGTCGATGTTTACCAGAGGCAATGGAAAAGGCAAGCCACGATGGGGCGAATTTGAAGAGATGATGGTTAAGCTGGAAAAGCTAGCTAGAGATATGAATTGCGCTCTAATAATAACTGCGCAAGAAAACGCCAATCGAATGAAAGAAAGAAGAGAGGTTGTCCAGCAATCTGACACTGGTGGCTCTCTTGCTATTCAGCAAAAGTGTGCAGTAACTATCTTTATCACCGAAAAACGTTTGGCGACCCAAGATGAAACCGAAGATGAGAATATCATGCAGCTGCAGATACCAAAGAATAGAATAACTGGTTCTGCTTTTCTTTATGATCCACCATTGGTTCGTTATAATGATGAAAAGAAAATATATGAAGACTATCAAGTTGTTGATGAAAATTCATATACTGAAAGTACAGATTTGCAAGATCTGCTTAATGGAGAAGGATTTGATTGATGTTAGATTTAACTACTGATTCAATAAAAGACTTTCAAACTTGTGAAAGATTATATGATTATAGGTATCAGGAAAAACTTCCAGAGACAATTTACTCTAGAGATCTTTATACATTGAAGTTTGAAAATAGTTTAAAGAGTATAATAAATTTTTTTTGGTTTAAAAAACAAGCGGGGATTACACCTTCTTATTCTTCTCTTCTAAATAGATGGGAAAAAATCTGGTTTCCAAAAGATACAACCCATTATGATCTAATGACAGAGCAGCATGAAAGTGCATACGGCAATATGTCGAGCTTAACTACACAGGCAGCAAATACTCTTCTTAATTTTCACGACACATATAGTCAACTAGACGCAATTCCAATTTCTATTGGGGATGAATACGTTGTGACTGTAGATAAAACGGTGAGAATACATGATAAATTTGATTTAATATACAGACATGCTGGACAAAATTATGTTGTTAAATTCATTTTTAATTACAAAAACAGTTATAGGCAGATCTATCAAGTTGATTTTTCTTCAATGTATTTAGCTTTTAAAAATCTTCATTCTGAAAAGCTGTCATCAACAAAGTTTGGTTATGTAGATTTAATGTCTACTAATTTAAAATTTAATGAATACGAAATAACTGAACAGGATATTGAGTCAATTAATTATTGGTGCGCTACAATAGAAGACAAAGATATTTTTGCACCTAGAAGAGGTTTAACGTATTATTGCAAAAAGTGCCCATTTGATACACCTTGTTCAAAATGGTCTTTCCCAAGTCAAGTAAAGTAAAGGTAAAGTGAGTATTGTATTATGGCTAAAAATTTCTTAGATGAAATTCTAAAAGAAGATAAAAAAAGTGTTTTTGAAACAGAAAACGACGTATTGAATCAACTGATAGATGAGATAAATCTAATTACTGATGACGCAATAGTTTCTTTTGTTAGGTCTGTTTTATTGAAAGCAGAAATTTTTTGGGACATTCCTTCTAGTTTTTCTGGAAAGTATCATCCAGCAGATGAGCATGGTCATGGTGGCAATGTCCTGCACACAAAAAGAGTAGTCAGAGTTGCTTGCATTTTAGCTGATTCTTATTCTTTATCAGATGATGAAAGAAATGTAATCATAGCTGCATGCTTGCTTCATGATGTAACTAAGGGTATTCCGGATTTTAATGATCCATCTTCTTTTCACTATGACCCAATGCACCCTTATACGGTGGCTAAATTTGTGCAGAACTGCCAGATGTATGATAAAGAATATGGAAATGATTCCCAGTCAACAAGTCTGTTTATAGCAGAAGAGTCTATACAGGCGATACTAAGACTAGTTAGGTGCCACCTAGGGCCATGGTCTCCGGTTCCAGAAACATATCCAATTACGTACCTAGATTATATTGTGCACATTGCTGATAATATAGCAAGTAAGATCCATACAGTTATAGAAGATAGTGAGCTTATAAATGAAAAATGGAGAAAGCAAGCTGACTAAAGATCAGCGTATTGTAAATAGAACGTTTATTTTAAATCATTTAGATGATATAATCAAAGAGTCAGTATATTACAGAACGAATGCAGACAACATCTCGGAAGAGGTTGTTGCAAAAATTAATATTTATAGCGATACCAAGGTGAAGATACTGTGAAGATGCCAGATGACCAGTCTAAATATATTTCTAACTGGAAATACTTTGAAATAGCAAAGTATGTTAAGAATTTAGATAGAGTTATTAGAATTAAGAATAACGATCTCCCAGTTCTAATAACTGATGTGGAGTTAGACAATTTTGTAAAACAAAACGATAACACAGGGTTATACACTTCAATATGGAGATATAACGACAAGAGCCTGGATTCTGCTACTAGATTAGCTTCTCTTTACTTTGATATTGATAATAAAGATCAACAAAAGTCTTTAAATGACTGCATAAAGCTTTATGAATATTTGTCTAATTTTATACCCAAACATTCTATCGTTGTTTACTTTACAGGGAAAAAGGGTTTCCACATTGAATGTGAAGCAATAGCCCTTGGTATAAACCCATCAAACAACTTACCAAATATATTTAGATTCATAGCAGAAAATATTAAATCTAAATTAGGCATTGAATCTTTAGATTTTAGCGTATATGACGCAAGAAGAATGTGGAGATTAGCTGGCAGTATACACCAGGAGACTGGTTTATATAAAAATATAATTTCTGAAGAAAGATTAAAATCCGGCCTAGAAGCAATTATAGATTATTGCAAGAGCCCCTCTGAAAACATAGTGCCAGAGCAGCAGTTCAGCGCCAAAGCCAATGAGTGGTTTAGGGGTTTTACGTACGAGTTAGAAGTGCACAAGGAAAAGTCTAAAGATTTTATTGGTTACTTCAATAAGCATGGATCGTCTGCATTTAAATCATTTCAAGAATCAGAAAAAGAGTTCACCCCTAAAAGTCTAGTAGAAAATTGCCATGCCGTTAAAAGACTGTGGCAACAAGCTATAGAAAAAAAATATCTAGAACATGAAGCAAGACTATTTCTATGCTCCATCCTGACATATAACGATGAATCTGTAAAGTTTCTTCATGGCATATTAAGTAATTGCGATGATTACAACATTGAGAAAACTAATAGTCACATAAATGACTGGATCAAAAGAAGACAGCTTGGAATAGGCGGCAGACCTTACACGTGCGAAAGAGCTAATGCTGTGGGTGTTGGTTGTGGAGAATGTTCTTTGGAGAAAAGAAATAAGTGGATTAAAGTTGGGGACAAATACGTGGAAACGCAAGATCAATCTTCACCTTCTCCAGTCCGCTTTGCATATAAAAGTATAAAAAAAGGAGGTGAATAAAAATGGATAATATAAAAGATCCGGATGATGTGGTTGGTGTTTGTTCTGAGTGTAAGTCAGATCAACCAGACAGCTACATGTATAGAAGTCCTTTTGCCCAAGAGGGAAAGGCAGTGCCCTGCAAGTACTGTGGTGGCGTTGTAATAATTACCTATAGAGAAACAAGAGATCAATCTTTAAATGAGTCAGACAGAGGTAGAGGCATTTGATGAAAAACTGGACTAATCTCCATAACCATACCGTTTTCTCAATGCTAGATGGACACGGTGACATAGAAGAATATTTGACTAGAGCTAAGTCTTTGGGCATGAAAGGTTTAGCTACTACTGATCATGGAAACATTCATTCATGGCTAGACTTTTATGACGCTGGCACATCGATAGGGGTAAAGCCAATTCTCGGTTCTGAATTTTATCAAGCTAGAAAATCTAGATTTGATAGAGATGAAGAAGAAAGATCTGGCCCTTCTAAAAACGAATGGGAACAGAGAGGTCCATATCACATAACCATTTTAGCTAAAAATAAAATAGGTTATAAAAATATTATCAAAATGTCTTCTAGGTCCTTTCTTGAGGGATATTACGTAAAGCCTAGAATTGACCATGATTTAATTTCTGAACATGCGGAAGGAATAATTGTACTCTCTGGATGTTTGAATAGCGAAATCTGTCAAGCTCTACTTAGAGATGATTACAACTTTGCACTCGCTGCTGCTAAAAAGATGCAAGATATAGTTGGCAAAGAAAACTATTTCATAGAAGTTCAAGACCATGGCTTAGGTGAACAAAGAAAAGTATTTAATCAATTAGTACAAATTGCAGAAACTATAGGTGCAAAAGTTGTTCCTAGTGGTGACTGCCATTATGTCCATAAGTGCGATGCTAGAGCGCATGACATCATGTTGTGCGTTGCAACAAACGCTAACATTCATACACCTAATAGATTTTCATTTAGTGGCGAAGAATTTTATCTACAGTCGTACGATGAAATGTCATCTAAATTTAATCCAGACTGGCTAAAAAACAGTATGGATGTTTGTGACATGGTTGATTTAAACTTAACCTTTGGGGATATCCACTTTCCTGATTTCCCTATACCAACTCTTGAAACTTCTGTAGAATACTTTGATAGATTAGCTTGGACTGGCTTGCGTGAAAGATATGGGGATCCACTTCCTCAGCATATTATTGATAGAGCAAATCACGAAATTCGTGTTGTAAAAGAAATGGGATTCACTGAATACTTTCTTGTAGTTTCAGATCTTGTTAATTGGGCTAAAAATAATAATGTAAGAGTTGGCTGGGGAAGAGGATCTGCAGCTGGAAGTATTCTATCCTACGCATTCAAAATTACTAATTTAGACCCTATCAAGTTTGGATTGATGTTTGAACGATTCCTCGTTGAGGGTAGAAAGTCAATGCCCGACATTGACCTAGACTTTGACGATAGGTATCGTGATGAAGTTATCAATTACGCTAGAACTAAGTATGGATCTGATCATGTAGCGCATATCTGCACATTCAACAGAACAGGGGCTAGACAGTCAATTAGAGACGCAGCAAGAGCCTTAGGATATGATTTTTCTGCAGGCGATGCAGTTGCGAAACTTGTTCCTCCTCCAGTTCTTGGCGTTTCCAAGAATCTTTCTGAGTGCATGGAAGTTCAAGATTTTAAACAGCTGTATGAAAAAGATACTGACGCAAAAAGCATAGTGGATGCTGCCTTTGGTTTAGAGGGCCTAGTTCGACAAACGGGCATGCACGCAGCTGGTATTGTTATATCAAGAGATGCGCTAACGGAATACTTGCCTATTATGCAAAAGGGCGCTAATAGCCCCATGGTGACACAATGGGACATGGGTAGAGTGGAGCAATGCGGCCTGTTAAAGATTGACTTCTTGGGCCTAAGAAATCTTGGCATTATAGATTCATGTGTGAAGTTAATAAAAAAACATCACGATATAGATATAGACATAGATCAAATACCACTTGATGACCATAATACTTATGAGCAGTTATGTCGTGGTAATTGCATCGGAGTTTTCCAGCTGGAATCTTCAGGAATGCGTCAACTAATGATGCAGCTTCAGCCTAAAAACATAGAAGACATAATGGCCCTAATTTCTCTTTATCGTCCGGGCCCAATGGGCTCTGGAATGGATAGGGAGTATATTGACCGCAAGCATGGTCGCAGTAAGGTTAAATACGAGCATCCTAAGTTAGAAAAGGTATTGGGCCCATCTCTTGGCATTATGTTATACCAGGAAGATGTTCTTGGAGTTGCTAGAGAGCTAGCGGGTTTTACATCCGCTGAAGCTGATGATCTAAGAAAAGTCATCGGAAAAAAGCTTATGGACAAAATAGCTAATATGCGATCAAAATTTGTTCAAGACTGCATCAAAAATTCAGGAATAAGCGATACTTTAGCTAATAAAATATTTTCCGACATAGAATATTTTGGTGGCTATGGTTTCAACAGAGCGCACGCAGCGAGCTATGCAATGATTAGCTATATTACTGCATATCTAAAAACAAATTATACAGTGGAATATATGGCAGCTTTGATGTCTTCTGTTGTAGGGAACAAGGACAAGCAATCATTATATTTGGCAGACTGTAGAAAATTAGGCGTTAACGTTATGCCGCCGTCAATAAATTACTCTGGCATAGACTTTGAGGTATTAGATTCCAATTCTATTATTTTTGGCTTATCTGCAATTAACGGAATCGGTAACTCTATAGCAGAAAATATAGTTTCAATTAGGGATCAGTCAAAGCCATACACAAACATGCATGATTTTTTCAGAAGATGTGGGGCAACTCTTTTGAAAAAGAGCACATTGGAACATTTAGCTAAAGCTGGTGCACTTGATGAATTATTTAATATAGAGGATAACGAGTTAAATAGAATTCAAGAAATCAAACTTCTTGAGATAGAAAAAGAAGAATTAGGGATATATGTTACCGACCATCCTGTTAATGGAATATGGGACATTTTATCTAAAAAAATTGATTATGAAATATTTGACTTATCAGAACTATCTAATAATACTCAAGTAAAAATTGGTGGAATATTAAGCGATGTAAAACCCATGGTGACAAAAAAGGGAATGAAAATGTATAAGTTAATATTGGAAGATATATCTTCTGATATTGAAATTATTGTATTCCCAAAGTCATTAAAAAATTTGGGTGAAACACCTTTCTCTAAAGGTGACATATTAATAGTTAATGGTTCAGTAAATAAAGAGGGCGACGAAGAAAATTCAATAGTTAAGTTATATTATAACTCTTCTGAAAAAGTTGATTCAAAAATATTCTCCAGCGGTAAGGCAATAATATTAGAGATAGATGAAAACTTTTCTCCATCATTAATTGAAAAAATATATGGTATAATTGAATCAACAAAAGGTGATAAACCAGTATTCATGCAAATGACTAATGGTAATCACAAATATATATTTAAATTTAAGAATAATACATCATCAAAAGTTCAATCTGTTATAGAAAATATTATTAGAATGGAGAAAGAAAATGTCTAGTATTGGGCCAACAATAAATCCAGTTGAAAAATGGTGCTGGTCGTTCTGTCCCTCCTGCAATAGATGCCAGGACAAGGGTAGATATACACGCTGCAATGGATGCAGTGGAAGATATGATCCAGACCTAAAGATATCTGTTGATAACGAAGATTTTTGCGATTGTAAAAACGGCGTTTTAAGATGGAAAACAAAACAAGGAAAATTAATTCTTACAAGATTTAAATCAAACCCTTTTAAGGGTCAGGTTAGATATGAAAAGAAAACGGAAGATGAAAGAGATTGGGATTCTTACGTAAACGATATGCGAGAAAAATTGGATGATCCAAATTGGAATCCAGTAACTATTTACGAGGAGTAAAAAATGATACCAGCAATTGTTCAAAAGGGAAACATAAAGCTAACGGAATATAGTGATCCAACGTACGGATATGAAGACAAGCTCTTTATTCAATGTACGTGTGTTGGTTTCTATCTTACGAAGAATGATCTAAAAGATTTATTAACTGTTGTTCATTACTATCTAAATGCAGATGACATTACCGAAGTTTCTGTTTCTATAGGAGGTGAAAATGTGGCCCTATGAAGAAAGTGATCACATGGAAATAGGTGAATCAGGATGGGTTTCTATTAAAAGTGGTGGCTATAAAAATATTTACAATGGACACACAATAGATGAAAATGGAAAAGAATACGATGAAAATGGATTATTGATATTTGATCCAGACGAAGAGTAATTAGGAGTTATTTTTGAGTTCAATTAAAATTAAAAGTTATAGTGATTTACAAGATCTAGAACTATTATCTTTGGTAGACTTTTCCTATTCTAGAATAGATACATATCAACAGTGTCCGGCTAAATACTTTTATTCTTATATAGCTAAAGAGCCACGGTTATTTAATCCTCCAGCTGTACTGGGCAATATAGTTCACGCTGTTCTAGAAAATGTTTTAGATAATGATAAAACGCTAGACCTAAACGAATTAGAAGAGGAATATAATAAAAATATTCCCATTTGGGACCCAGAAGATAATATACCAAAAGATTTAATATCAGTTGGATCTGTTATCCTACAGGAATTTTATGATGAATATTCTGATAAGAAATTTAATATTTATGAAAAAGAATTAGGATTTGATTTCATTATAGGGTCATATCGCATAATAGGCTTTATAGATAGGGTCGATATTGTCGGTGATAGGGTAAATATTATTGACTATAAAACTGGCAAATGGGAAGTCACCCTCAAGGATATTGCAAATAATTTACAGCTAGGCATATATGCACTGGCTATGCACAATATCTTTCCAGAGAAAGAGATATACGCCGAGCTGCACTACTTAAGATCTGGTAAAAAGAAAGGCCATCTTTTCACACCTGAAGATATTGAAAATGTAAAGTTAAAATTAATAAGTTCCATAACAAAGATTATCAATGATACAAACTTTACCGCAACATCAAATGTGCGGATCTGCTCGTACTGTGATCACGCAAAGAGTGGGGCTTGTCCAACTGGTGTTTTTAGGAACAAAAAGAGTAATGGATAAAAAAAAAGACCGGGGTTTCCCCCGGCCTTTTTTTATTATTGAAGCAACAATCAGAAGTCTGTTACAGGATTTTCCTCAGCAGAGAGCCAAAGGTCGAAATCCTCAAACTCAGTTACCATTTTGACAGCCGACTGGTGGTCGAAACCAAGAACCTTGGTCATGTCGTCAATGATCTCTTCGTTGATCGTCTGATTGATGCTGTTGATGATTGTCTTTAAAGTGTTCATGGTGAACAGTGTACTCTCTTTCTTTTGGATTTGCAACCTATTTTGATTTTTTTACCAAGATAGTGTATACTTTATGTATGAATTATCTTGATGCATAAAGGATACACAATGACCATACAGATTGTCAACCCAGAAGAGTTTTTTTTGGAGAAATCTTCTTTTAAAAAACATCCCAATTTGAAAAACATCAGGAACAAATCTATTGATTCTGAGATAATTGAAAACGACGCTGTAATTTCCAGGAAAAAAGGAAACGCGTATCAGTATACCAAAACTGGATACAGAAAAGATATAGACATGAATGTCCGTTCTAGCTGGGAAGCAAATTTTGTTAGAGTATTAAGAATCTATAAAATTGATTTTCAATTTGAACCTACTGTTTTTTCTTTCCCAATTAAGAGGGGAACCAAAGGATATACTCCAGACTTTCTTTTAAATAGAAATAACGATTGGGTAGAAATAAAAGGATACCTAGATGATAAGAGTAAGATAAAATTAAAAAGGTTTAAGAGATATTATCCAGATGAATTTGAAAACTTTACCTGCGTCATAAGTAAGTATTCAAACGACGCAAAGAACTTTATGAAAGATTTAGAAGTACCAAATATTATTTTTTACGAAGATTTTAGAGATTATTACAGCGAATATATAGTTTGCTGGGAAGGAAAAAAATGACAAGTTATAAAGAACAATATTATTCTTTAGCAGAAGACGAGATGCAAAAACTAATAGCAGATAGCAAAAGGGGTTCGCAAAAAGCTCAAGCAGAACTGCTACAAGTCTTTAGTAACTTTTTAACGAAATATATTTCGTTACTGTATCACTGTAAGTTTAATTTAAATGATTATGACATTAGAAGGTTTATATCTTTATTCATAAAAGATCCTTCTACCCGATTCGCTTTGATGAAAAATAAAATAAAGGGCAATAATCTAAAAGTCGTAAATGAAACAATGCGGGGCATTCATTATATGACTAAAAGATATGGCGATGAAGAAGATATTCGGCAGACAGTTTACATGACGTTCTTCCAATGCCTAGGCAGGTACGAAAGAAAGGATTCAGCAAAGGGGCCGATACCGTTTAGTGGATTTTTATATAGTTACTTTTTTTATCTTCTAAAGAAAAATGTGGATACATTTTTAATTGATCAACTTGGCAGAAAGACTTTCCCACTCCTTGATGACGAAGCAACAAACGATGAAAGTGACGAAGATTATGTTGTTGGGTTTAAGGCTGATCCAATAGAGTACAGCATGGAAAAACTAATGGCAACTGATAAAATAGATGAATTCTGGGTTTTGGGAGAGAAAGTAGAAGGACCATTTGATAAGCTATCCATACAAGAAAGACAGCTTTTAAAGTGGAGATACATTGATGGAAAAAGATCTAGCCAAATATCTCAAATTGTCAATGAGCATCCAAATACCGTAAGAGAGCATTTGTCTAAAGTTAGAGAAAAAATTAAACAAACCCTTTTGGAAGACGAGTTCTCGTATGAAGAACTTTACTATCTGTTAAAAATGGAGACTAAATGAATAGTTCAACTCTTGAAAAGCTTCAGGAAATGTTACAGCAGTTCCTTGGCCCTCAGCTAAAAGAAGTTATAGACGCCTACAATGACAACGATAATTCATACAAATACTTTATCGAAATTCCGGAAACTGATGTCGTAGATTTAGGCATAGAAAAGATAGCTTCACTGGTCGCTAGAACGTCTAATGTTTACGGTAGAGCAGCTAGATTTGCGGGAATAGCTAGAGCTCAGTACAAGATATTGGAAGGGAAATATAAGAAAGTTTACAAATCAAATCGTGTAGGAAAAAACGAAGCAGAGCGAGAGGCTGCAGCTATGGACGCTGCAGAGGATGAATACTTTGCTCTAGTAACATGTGAGGCAATTGTCAATCTGGCTGAAGCCATGGAATCCGCTGCAAGAATAGCATCGGAGTCAGCTAGAAAGTTGATGGACAAAATACAGTCCATGCAAGTTGCCTCATTTAGAGAAGACAAAGGCTCTTTTATGGAGTCTGATTTTTTTAGCACATACTAAAGGATAATATATGTTTATAGGTTACTATAAGAGTGTTGCTTCTTCTAAGGAGTTTTACTCGTCCAAAAGAAGTGATTTAAATTTTCCAATTCAAGTTGAATATGAAGGCGATAGATATCTGTTAAATAAAACCATACAGGTATCTTCTGAATCTCAAGAAAAAAATATTATTAACACCGCCAAGAAATACGGAATTAAATATGACATTAGAATTGACTCAGGAGCAAACAGCTGATTTAAAGTCAGAAATTGAAAACTTTTTGTTTGAAATATCTTCCCAAGACAGGGAATTATATTCTAGACAAGAGGTAGAAAATATGCTCCTTGACATATATTCTTTGCTTAAAACAAACTGAAAACGGTGTTAAATGAACATAGAAGTTTTTTGTGATGGCGCATCACGAGGCCAGGGCCAAAAAAAATTTGGAGAGGCAGCATGTGCTGTCGTGGTCTATAAAAATAGAAAAAAGATAGCACAGTTCGCTAGAGGACTCGGCCCAAGAACTAACAATGAAGCAGAGTATGAGGCTGTAATAGCTGGCCTTCTGATATGCTCTATGGCTGATTTAGTGGACCCTATTATATATACTGATTCCTCTACGGTTGCTAGCCAGATAAATGGTAAGGCTAAGTGCAGGAGTCGTTCATTAATTCCTCTGTTGATGACTATAGAGGAAATAAAAGATGAGTTTAACTTTCGTGTAGTTCAAGTAAAAAGATCTTTTGTCTGGGAGCCTGACGCACTAGCAAATACGTTTCTTGACGAATTAGAACTAAGAAAAGAACACATTTCCAAGATGTAACTGCTATAATAGATAGTATGATTTTAGATAAAAAATATTACAAAGAATATCCTTTGATAATTGGTTTGGCTGGCAAAGCTGCTAGCGGTAAAACCTCTGTTGCTGAAAGCATAGTCCCTAAGGCGTCTGTTAATCCGGTAAGTAATTCCATAATATGGGATCACATATTCTTTACGCTACCACTCTATGAGATTGCCTCTATTAAAAGAACCACATTAGGTCTTCGTCAAAAAGATCGTCAGCTATTTGCTATTCATCAAGTTTTGTTTGATTTATTTGGCGGTAGTGCCCTAGGTAATATACCGGACTATAGGCACTTTACTGATTTAGTTGAACAGATATACGCTCTGCCAATAGAGCAAGAGCCACTAAAGCCAAGAAGCTTCCTGCAAAAAGCAGGAGATCTATGCAGACTATATGATCCCGAATGCTTCGCTAAATGGGTAATCTACAAGGCATCGAAAATGCATAGAAGTATTATATCTGCCGATTCATACGAGGAAAATGAGCTTCCTGTTGGAATTATTATTTCCGACGTTCGTTTTGTAAATGAGGCTAGCAAGATATTAGGTCATCCAAATGGAATGGTGATCTACTTTGACGCTTCAGATGAAACTAGAAATGCTAGAATGATGAAGAGAGACGGCATGCTTATGACGGAAGCTCAATCTTCTCATGTATCGGAGCAAGAATGTGACTTGGTAAAAGGTCTAGCATCTGCTATAATAAATACAGACAACATGTCGATGGAAGATCAAGCTTCTCAGACAATACAAATAATAAACGGATATATAAACGCGTATGCCTAAAATAACCAAAACAGCAATGGAGCAATCTATAGATTCTCCCTTAGATCAGGTGGTGAACCTTTTGAGTAATGAAGTATCTTTAACAAGTTCTCCCATAGTAATATGTGGGGTAAATAGAAAAATCAATATTGGAAACTTTGAAAATATTGATGTCTATGCAGGAGTGACAATACCCTTGCATGGAGTTTCATTTGAAGATAAAGAGGCGCTTACTTCGGCAATAGAGGAGGCTGTATCCTATGGTTTTTCTCTTGCGTCAAAAGAAACTGGTGAGCGCTACATGCTGATAAAAGATTCCCAGCAGGGTAAATAATAAGCAAGTTAATTACTATAAATTCACCAATAGCAAGAAGAGGATAAAATGATTAATTTAATTAAGAAGATTTTTGGTTTGAAAAAGACTAAAACGATTACTCCTGCTGTTAGCACACCAAAGCCTGTGTTAGCAGAAGTTAAGGCTGAGCCAAAACCTTCAGTGAAGCCAGTTTCGCCCGTAAAAGATGAAACCTGCATTGACAAGAAACCAACTGCCAAAAAGCCTGGCAGACCAAAGGGGCAAGGTTCTTCTTCTGCCAAGAAGCCAGCTGCTAAAAAAGCTCCTGCTGCACAAAAACAAAATAAAAATATCTAATATTAAACATTTTAATAGCAGTAAAGACTAGTTATATAGTGGCAGAAATGTTACTATATAACTAGTCTTTTTTTATTAGTAAGGTGGTTAATTATGGCCGATAAAGGTTGGGGTAATAAAACATCCTCAGAAAAAAATTATTATAAACTACTCAAAGATTCTGTCATGAATGTTATTGATACCAAGAAAACTGGTGGTCAATATTCAAGTCATTGGACAAAAAACAATAATGGCAAGTAAGAAGAAAGCAGCTTATCAAAAAAAGATTAAGTCTGTTATGGGAGAATTCGGTAGGGGCACCTTGCATTCAGGAAAAGGTGGTCCAGTAGTTAAATCCAAAAAGCAAGCAATAGCTATTGCAATATCGTCAGCTGATAGATTGAAGAAGAAGCGTAAAAAATAATGGCTTTTAAGAAATCTATCTACATTAGTGGACCAAGAATGGGAACAAATAATCAAAAAAGTAATGGTCCAGTTCTTTCTGCTAGGCCAAAGAAAAAAAGAAAAAAGAAATAACTTTATTTTATTGATTTAGGACTAGATATGGCTCAAATTAAAAAGAAAAAAGATAAGTTTCGAGTAGCAGTTCCTGGACAGGCTGGAGAATTTCCCCCTATAGCTAATGATCATGGCGAAAGATTTATACCCAAAAAGGGTAATAAAGAAAAAAATCACATGGAAACTAAAGATAAAAAGTATCGTTCCATAAAAAAAACCGTTGGCAGAACAATTTCTAAACCCTCTGGTAAAAAGTCAAATAGCTCTAAGCGAAGGAGTAGCTAATGCCAGCTAAAAAAGATTCACGATTAACTAAAGCTGGTGTTTCTGGTTTTAACAAACCAAAGCGTACACCTAGTCATCCTACAAAATCTCACATTGTAGTAGCTAAGCAGGGGGATCAAATTAAGACAATACGTTTTGGTCAACAGGGTGTTAAAACAAATCAAACTGTTGGTCAGAGAAAAGCTTTTGCCTCACGCCATGCAAAGAATATTTCCAAAGGCAAGATGTCGGCTGCATACTGGGCCAATAAAGTTAAATGGAGCCCCAGCAAAACTCAGTCACCCTCAAAGAAATGGGTTAAGGGATCTTGACATGGAAGCCATCATTGTTGCTGTCATCGCTGCTGTAGGCGGAATTCTTGCAGCTCTTGTTCAGAAGAGTAGAACTGAAAATAAAAATGATCACAATGTTGTTGCAACAATGCTGATAGATGTTAAGGATGAAATACTTAATTTACATCATAAGATAGATCATGTTGACGAACAGGTGGACAAGGTAGATGATCAAATGCATGATCATATGATGTGGCATTATAAGAAATCAAGCGAAAACAAAAGCAAAGTAAAGGGGGTGTAATTATGTCTGGTCATACTGGTATGGGTAAGAAAAAAATGGGTGGATCCAAGAAAATGGGCACTAAGAAGATGGGCGCCAAGAAAATGGGCGGTTCCAAGAAAATGGGTGGCAAGAAGATGTACTGAAATTAATTTTCAGTCTTAGTTTAAGATTAAGGTAATAATTATGGCAATGAAGAAGAAAGCAAGTGCTGCAAAAGGATCAACTTCAAAAAAGATGGCTGGTCTTACTCCAGCTCAGAAGAAGCTTCCTCCATTTATTCAGTCAGCAATATTAAAAAAGAAAAAGAAAAAGTAATCTAATCATTTCAATTAAAGAGGGTTATGGTAAAAACGCCATAGCCTTCTTTTTTATTTGTATCATTACTATATCTTCTGCGGACAACTTAAAGATCGAGGGAGATATGTCTAAATTTAAAAACATCTTATCAGTATTATCAATTACTCTAGGTATCGGACTGCTTATCAGTCCAGTTAGCAATTCATCCGTGGCCTTAGCTACCAGTGGTGGTGGTGGCCCAATTGTGTTGGATGGAATGGATCCAGTTTGCCACTCTGGATGGGAAAGTACTGGTCAATATATAGCCAAGGTTTTAAAGAAGGTGCATGATGGTGCGCGAAATTTAAATAATGGACATATCGCCATTGTTGGCTCAAACGCTACTACAACCTCATGTGGAGCTGACTGGGCTACCCAATTAAGTACACAGTTTTTAGCTGAATTTTCTACTGCACCTCAGATTGATTTTTATGTTACAGATTCAGAAATAAGCACATTCTTCAGTAGCACAATCACCTCTAATCCTCCAGCGGTATTATGGATACCGGACAACTGGAATCGCGCTTCCAGTACAGAAGATATTTTTACAGCTAACGCAGAAAAGATAGCAGACTTTGTCAATGGTGGCGGTGGTCTTTTTGCTAACTTTGGTTCATATGGATGGCTAACAGCCCTGTTACCGCAAGCAGTATACAATAATGGTGGATGCAACGGGGGGC